CACGGGAACGAGGGCGTCGAGCTGCTGAACGGTCACCGGGTGCGGTTTAAGACCCGCACCAAGGGCGGTGGGCGCGGGCTGTCCGGGGACTGCGTGATCCTCGACGAGGCGATGTATCTGACGGGTGACCACACGTCGGCGCTGGTGCCGACGATGGCCGCCCGGTCGGTGGTCGGTAACCCGCAGATGTGGTACGCGGGCTCGGCCGGCAACGCCGCGTCCGTCGTCTTCGGCGGTGTCCGCTCCCGGGCCCTGCAGCAGGACGATCCGTCGCTGTGCTGGCTCGAGTGGTCGGTCGACGAGCACGCCTACGCGGACGCTGTGCGCCGGGGCCGGGACGTGGTGATCGAGTTCGAGACGGACCCGGCGAACATCGCGCAGGCGAACCCGGGCCTTGACGTGCGGATCTCGCTTGAGCACTGCCTGTCCGAGCAGCGGTCCCTGCAGATCAGCCCGATGGAGTACGCGAAGGAGCGGCTCGGCGTCGGCCAGTGGCCGGTGGCGGCGAACAGCGGCGGGCCGATCAGCGCCGAGCAGTGGACCCGCGCGTCGGACGGCGCGTCGGTGGTGCTGGACCCGGTGGTGTTCGCGGTTGCGGTGGCCCTGGACGGGTCGAACACGGCGGTCGGGGTGTGCGGGGCCCGTGCGGACGGTGCCCGCGGGGTTGAGGTGGTGGAGCACCGGCCGGGGACGCACTGGGTGGCGGCCCGGGTGGCCGAGCTGGTGGTGCGGCATCCGGGGTCGCGGGTGGTGCTGGACGCCGGGTCGCGGGCGAACCAGCTGGTTCCGGGGCTGATCGAGGCCGGGGTGCCGGTGCACTCGGGGAAGGGCGCCCCGGTGCCGGGCTGCCTGGTGCTGTTGGGCGGTCAGGACACGACGGCGGCGTTCGGCGGGTTCGTGTCGGACGTGACGTGCGACCCACCGCTGCTGCGGCACCGGCCGCACCCTGCGCTGAACGCGGCGCTGGATGTGGCGTCGACCCGGTATGTGGGGCAGTCGCTGGCCTGGGACGGGAAGAACCTGGCGGACGTGTCGCCGCTGGTCGCGGTGACGTTGGCCGCGCACGGCTTTGCCCGATTCGGGTCGGCCGACTCCGAGCCGTGGGGGTTCTTCGCGTGACCCTTCGCGTGACCCACCGCCGCCTGGTCGCCCTGTCCCTGCTGCTGACGCTGACCGGATTGGTGGTGGCCGTCGTGGGGGTGAACCTGACCGCCGGACCCGAGGCCGGGCTGATCGCGGACGGTCTGCTCATCGCGCTGGTCGGTGTCGCGGTGGTCGTGCTGTGGGCGTGATCGAGCGGGTCCGCGACGCCCTGTCCGCCCCGGCGGAGCAGCGCTACACGTGGGCCGACGTCGCCTCGTGGGGCTCGTCGTTCACCTTCGGCGGCGCCTCGTACGGGCTGGGCCAGGCCCCGCTGCAGACCACCCTGGGCGGGAACGTCGCGGAGACCATCAACGCCGACTTCGTCGGCCTGTCGTCCGGGGCGTACAAGGCGAACGGGATCATCTTCGCCTGCATGCTGAACCGGCAGCTGGTGTTCTCCACAGTCCGTTTCCAGTACCAGCAGCTCGCGGGCGGGCGGCCGTCGACGCTGTTCGGGGACCAGTCACTGCTGCTGCTAGAGACCCCATGGCCGGGCGGCACCACCCAGGATCTGCTGTCTCGGGTGATCAACGACGCGGACCTGGCGGGCAACAACTACACCACGTCGCAGACGTCGCTGGCGACCTTGGGCGGGGACGGCGGGAAGTCGCTGCTGCGGCTGCGCCCGGACTGGGTCGGGGTGCTGCAGGGCCGCCGCAAGGACGGGCTGGGATACGACAAGCTGGGGATCGTCTACCGGGACGGTGGGTTGACCGCCGGGCGCGGTGACGATGTGTACCTGCTGCCCGGGGAGTTCGCGCACTTCGCGCCGATCCCGGACCCGCTCGCCTCTCACGTCGGGATGTCGTGGCTGACTCCGGTGATCCGGGAGATTCAGGCCGACCAGCTCATGACCATGCACAAGCGGAAGTTCTTCGAGAACGGCGCCACCCCCAACATGGTGATCAAGTACCCGCCGGAGATGACCGCCGAGAAGATCAAGGCGTTCCGGAACATCCTGCGGGACGACCACGAGGGCCTGGACAACGCGTATAAGACGCTGCACCTGGGCGGCGGCGCGGACCCGACAGTGGTGGGCGCCAACTTCCAGCAGATCGAGTTCGCTGTGTCGCAGGGACACGGGGAGACACGGATCGCCGCGGCGGCTGGTGTGCCGGCGCTGATCGTGGGCCTGTCGGGCGGCATGGAGGCCGCGCAGTACGCCAACTACGGGCCGACCCGGCGGCGTTACGCGGATGGCACGATGCACCCGCTGTGGCAGAACGTGGCCGGCTCATTCGCCCCGCTGCTGGGTGACTCGGCGGCGCTGAAACGCCCGGGCGTGAGGCTCTGGTACGACTCGCGTGACGTGCCGTTCCTCCGCGAGGACGAGAAGGACGCGGCGGAGATCCAGTCCACCGAGGCGCAGACCATCGCCACCCTGGTTCGCGAGGGCTTCACCTGGGACTCGGTGAAGGCCGCGGTGCTGGCCGGGGACTTCGGCCTGCTCGAGCACTCCGGGCTGTTCTCCGTGCAGCTGCAGGTGGCCGGCGCGCAGGCCATGCCCGCCCCGAACGGCAAGACGCCGATGCCCGCAACAGGAGGCAAGTGATGGACACCCTGCGCGACATCGACCTCGTCCGCGACGTGACCCTGGTCACCGAGTGGCGAGCCGCAGCGGAGCCGGCCGACGACGTGCTCGGCGTGATGGACGTGCGGTTCTCCGTCTTTGACACTTGGTACGAGGTCGACTCGTTCTTCGAGGGCACCTTCATGGAGAAGACCGCCCGCGGGTCGTTCACCAAGACGATTTCCGAGAACCGGGACACCATCAAGGTCCTGTACGACCACGGGCACGACTTCCAGGTCGGCAACAAGGTGCTCGGCCCGATCACCGACCTGCGGGAGAAGAAGGATTCCCCGGTCGGCGTGGTCGACCTGCTGGACACCACCTACAACCGAGACCTGCTGCCCGGCCTGAAGCGTGGTGTGTACGGCTCGTCGTTCCGGTTCCGGGTGATCAAGGACGAGTGGAACGACGAGCCCGGCACCTCGGCCACCAACCCGAAGGGCCTGCCCGAGCGCACCATCAAGGAGATCCGGCTGTTCGAGTTCGGGCCGGTCACCTTCCCGGCGAACCCCGCCGCCACGGCCGGGGTCCGCTCGGCCACCGACCACTTCTACGAGGCTCTGCGCGCGAGCAACCCAGACCGGTTCGCGGAACTAGTCGCCCGCGCCACCTCACTTCGCACTCCCGGTCAGGGAGCCGCACCGGACCGCACCGACGAGCCGCACGACAGCACTCCTCGGACCACCCAACCGGAGCGCCGCCAGCGAGCGGCCAACGTTCGAGGAGTCACCGCATGAACCCCAACAGAGCCCGCCGGGCCCTGCCCATCATCGGCTACCGCAAGGACGGCCGACCCATCCACCGGATCGCGGGTGGCGCACAGACGCCGCTCAACGATCTGCGCACGAGGGTCGAGGAGCTGCGCGCCGAGATCGTCACGCTGTCCGAGATCCCCGAGCTCGACGAGACGCAGGAGGCCCGCTGGACCGCCGCCAATGCCGAGTTCGACACCCGCAAGGCCGAGCTCGACGCGGCCGAGGCCCGCGAGGCCAGGGTCACCGAACTGCGCAACCTGCGCGTCAACAAGCCGGACGAGGTCCGGGTCGAACCCACAGACCCGGAAGTGATCGTGCGCACCGACCCATTCGAGGCCCTCGAGCGCCGCTCCGGCCAGTCCGACCGCGAATACCGCCAAACGCTGGTCGACGCGAACCTTCGAGCCATCGAAGGCCACATCGACGACGGCGACAACCAGGCCCACTTCGAGAAGGTCCTCAAGCGGCACGCCACCTCGAAGAAGCCGGCCGACGTGGCGTGGGCCCGGAACCTGCTGGCCCGGCAGCGCCCCGAGTACGTCGACGCATTCTCCAAGCTGATGATGGGCCGCTCCGAGCTGCTCACCGCCGAGGAGCGCGTCGCCATGTCCGACGGCACGTCGGCGAACGGCGGCTACCTGCTGCCGACCCACCTGGACCCGACGATCATCCTGACCAACGCCGGCTCGGGCAACGAGCTGCGGACCATCGCCCGGGTGGTCACCCTCACCGAGGGCAAGGTATGGCACGGCGTCACGTCGGCCGGAGTGACCGCCTCCTACGACCCCGAGCTAGCCGAGGTGTCCGACGACTCCCCAACGTTCGGCAACCCTGCGGTGACCGCGCACAAGGCGCAGTCACTCGTCCAGGCGTCCATCGAGGCGTTCGAGGACATCGCCGGGCTGCAGTCCGACGTGCTGATGATGTTCGCGGACGCACGGGACCGGCTCGAGGGCAACAAGTTCGCGGTCGGCGGCGGCACCAACGAGCCGTTCGGCATCTTCACCGTGCTGGCCGCGAACACCAACGTGAACGTCACCTCGACAACCGCCGCCGCGATCGGGCTGGTCGACGTGCACAAGGTGTACGCCGCAGTGCCGCGACGGTTCCGGAGCCGCTCGTCGTGGTTCATGGCCCCCACCTACAACCTGGCCATCAAGGCCCTGGGTGCGGCGGTGTCCGCGTCCTACACCACCGACCTGACTCAGACCCCGTCGGACACCATCCTCGGCAAGCGGGTCGTCGAGTCCGACGACGCGGTGGTCACCCAGACCACCACCGCGCTCGACGCGGAGATCATCGTTGGTGACTTCTCGAACTTCGTGATCGTCGACAAGCCGGGCGGCATGAGCGTGGACTTCATCCCGCACATGTTCAACGTCGCGAACAACCTGCCCGACGGCCGGCGCGCCTGGTACGCCTACTGGCGGTCGGGCTCCAACAGCGTGAACGACCTGGCGTTCCGCCTCCTGACGGACAAGACCTCGGCCTAGCAACAGTCCGGGACGGGCGGACCTTGCAGGGGTCCGCCCGCCCCACCCACCCTGCAACCCTTGCTGGAGGAGACACACACCGTGGCCACACTGCGCGCGATCGGCAACTACGCCCTGCACTTCGAGGGCAACCTGATCAACATCAACGACGGCGACGCCTACGACAGCGGCGACGACCTGGTCAAGGCGCACCCGTGGGCGTTCAAGGCCGACGAGGACGAGGAGAAGCCGCGCCGCCGCAACGCCCGCCGCGAGTCGAAGATCGAGCAGGCCACCGCCGAACCGGGCGAACAGCGCGACCTGTGAAACTGCACCTCGGATCCGGGCGCACCCGCCGCGAGGGCTGGGTCAACGTCGACTGCGTGCAGGTCGAAGGTGTCACCGACCTCGTCTGCGACCTGGACGGGCTGGACCTTGCGAAGATGCTGGACCCAGACACGGTTACCCGATCCGAGGGCGTGCACCTGCTGGAACACCTGGCGCACCCGCTGGAGTTCATGACCGCCCTATGGGAGGTCACCGAGCCCGGCGGGACCGCCAAGTTCGAGACGCCATACGGGTCGTCCGACGACGCGTGGGAGGACCCGACCCACCGCCGGCCCTACTTCCTGCAGTCCTTCGAGTACTTCGGGCAGCCGAATTACTGGCGCGCGAGCTACCAATACGACGCGGACTGGCGGGTGCTCGAGGTGGTCGCCTACGTGGAAGCCGCCCGGTGGGCCGGGCGCGAGGACCAGCTGATGCCCGCGGTCATGCGCGAGCGGAACGTGGTCGACCGGATGGTCGCCACCCTGCAGGCGGTCAAGCCGGCCCGGCCCGCGGACAAGGACCTGCGGGTGCCGACCCCGGTCCGGTTCGAGCCGGCATGAGACCGGGCAGCGTGGTGGTCGGCTATCTCGACCCGGGCACTTGGTCGGCGGTGTTCGGCCTGTCGCTGCGGGACCTGTGCCTGCACGATGCGCTGGTGTCGCACCGGGTGGTGCGTGACGGCGGCAAGGAGCTGCGGGCCCGCACCGCCGCAGGCGGCATCCCGGCCGGGCGCAACCAGGTGGTGCGGGACTTCCTCGACACCACCGACGGCGAATACCTGTTCATGGTCGACTCCGACATGGGGTTCGCCCCGGACACCGTCGACCGGCTGGTGGGCTCCGCGGACACCCGGCGGCCGGTCATGGGCGGGCTGTGCTTCGCGCACAAGCGGCACCCGGACGGGCCGGGCGAGTTCGCCGCCGAGCGGTTCGTGGTCGCTCCCACCCTGTATGAATACGTCGAGGTCGACGGCGACCTGGGGTTCCGGCCTGCGATGGACTGGCCGCGCGGCGAGGTGGTGCGCGTGGCCGGCACCGGGGCCGCCTGCCTGCTGATCCACCGCGAGGCGCTGAAGAAGGTCCGGGCCCGTCGAGGCGACACCTGGTTCGACCCGGTCACCCATCCGACCGCGCTGAAGGGCGGACCACGCACCTTCTCCGAGGACCTGTCCTTCTGCGTGCGGCTGCAGGAGGTCGGAGTGCCGGTGCACGTCGACACATCGGTGCGGACCTGCCACGACAAGGGCGGGGCGGTCCTCGACCAGGCGGCGTATGACCGGGACCGGGCCCTTGCCCAGCTCGAGCGCGACCTCACGTCCGATGTCGCCTGATCTGGAGGTGCCGTGACTGACGCCATCGTCACCCTGACGCAGGCCCGCGCTTACCTCAACGACGACAGCACCGACCCGGCCGAGGACGCCGAGCTGCTCGACGCGATCGGCGCGGCATCCGACGTGGTGGAGGGCTGGGTGGGGCCGGTGATCGACCGGTCCGTAACAGAGGTCGTCACCCCCCGCTGCTACGGCGGGCCGCTGTACCTGACCAGCCCGCCCGTGCTCACCGTCGACGCCATCGCCGGCGCCTACGGGTCGACCGTGACGCTGGCCCCGGGAGACGTGTATGTCGAGGAAGGCTCAGGGGCGATCCGGCTCGGCGCCAGCAGCGCCTGGCCGTCCACGCCCTTCACGGTCACCTACACCGCCGGGCGGCCCACGGTGCCACCCGTCATCCGCCAGGCCGTGCTGGAGGTGCTGGGCGGGCTGTGGGCGGCGCAGCGCGGCCCGTCCGCCCCGGAGGCGGTGCTGGCCGGTGAGGACATCGGCGACACGGCCTCGGGGAACTTGGGGCTGGCCCGTTACCGGGCCCGGCAGCTGCTGGCGGACGCCGGGCTGACCCAGGCCGCCATCGCATGACCCCCTCCGAGGTCGTCACCGCCCTCGCCGCCCTGTTCGACATCGCCCTGGACGTGCCGGTGTATGACGGGCCGCGGCCGACCGGCGGCAACGACCGCCGGTTCGTGCTGGTCGGCTCCGCGGGGGACGACGACGACTGGCTGACCGTCGAGCGCGACTGGTCCGACATGGGCAACCGGTGGACCGACGAGACAGCCAGCATCGTCTGCTCGGCGTGGGCCACCTCCGGGGACGCCCACCCGTCGGCCGGCCGGACCGTGCGCGGGCAGGCCGAGGCCCTGGCCTACGCGTGCGAGGCGGCGCTGCACGCCGATCCCACGATCGGTGGCACGGTCCCGGCGAACAGCCCCGGGCCGCCGGCCCGGGTCTCCTCGATGGTCGGGCGGCTGGTGCCGTCCGGGAAGGGCCCGTCCGCGCGGGTGCTGTTCACCGTCGTCTACACCCGGCTGATCACCTGACCTCGTTCGTCCCGGCACACCAAGGAGAAACATGACTGAGAACACCGCCGAGGCGCAGGCCAAGGCGATCGCCGCCGAATACGGCCGCTGGACCGCGAAGGAGGACATCCGCATCAACGGGGTCCTCGCCTTCCACGCCGGGGACGCCGTCCCCGTGTCCACCGTCGAAGCTGGCACCGTCAGCGAGGACCAGGTCGTCGGGTCCAACACGAAGGCCGCCGCCGCGGCCAAGGAGGGCTGACCCATGGCACCCACCGCTGTTGCGACCCCGATGCTGCTGACGGATCCCGGGTATTTGTTCCGGGCACCGCTCGGCACCGCCGAGCCCACCTGGACCGTGGTCGGCTCGGTCTTCTCCGACGCCTGGCCGGGTGCGTGGATCCCGATGGGCGCCACCGACGACGGGTCCACGTTCAACTACGAGACGACCATCGAGGCCGTGTCGGTCGCCGAGTTCTTCGACCCGGTCAAGCAGGTGGTCACCGAACGCAACGGGTCCTTCGCGATGGCCCTGGCCGACATCACCGCCACCCACATGTCGTGGTCGCTGAACAAGGCCGCGGGCACCATCACCGGCGCGACAACCACCCTGATGAACATCGTCGAGCCCCCCGTGCCCGGCGGCGAGCTGCGCTGCATGGTCGGCTGGGAGTCGCTGGACAACACGGTGCGGCTGCTCTGCCGTCAGGTGATCTCCGCGTCGGCGATCGAGCTGGCGAACAAGAAGGCGCCGGAGAAGGCGACCATCCCGATGGAGTTCAGGTTCGAAGTCCCGACCGGGCTGCAGCCGTTCAAGTTCGGCTTCGCCGGCGCCACCCGCGGCGCCTGATGCCGACCATCGGCTCGTTCGGCACCGTCAAGGAGTCGTTCGACTTCGACTACTTCGGCACCAAGATCCGGGTGAACCCGCGGCTCGGGCACCTGACGCTGGTGAAGATGGCCTCGCTCGGCTCGTCCATAACGGACGAGTCCACCCCGGAGCAGGTGGTGGACGCCCTGCGGGCGGTGATCGGCTGCGTCGTGCACCCCGACGACTTCGACACCATGTGGGACCTGGCCGAGGCCAACGGGCAGGACATCGCCGACCTGACTGACCTGATGCAGCAGGTCGTGGCCGCGGTCACCGACCGCCCTACGGAGCGGCCGTCCAGCTCCTCGGCTGGGCAGCCGCGAACCAAGCGGAAGTCCGCGGCCGGCTCATCCTTGCGGGTGCAGCGCGAGCTGGAGAAGAAGGGCCGGCCGGACCTGGCGTTGGTGGTGCTGCAGGCCCGGGAGGACCGGAAGCGTCGTTCGGCCTGACCCTGTCCCAGACCTGCGACGTCGCCTACACC